GGTTTCTGAAAATTCTCAGCATAGGCGCGTGTCTCATCGCAAACCTTGAAGCACAACTCGGAAATGATCGGTACATTAGAGTACAAATGTAGGTAGCTCATCGCTTTTGCGCGCAACAATTGTTTTCTGCGTCTAGAGCTATCTCCATACTTAATGGGAAGGAAAAAGAATTTTCTCATCACCTCAATTGGATCGGTGACTATACTCGATGCATAGCCTTCCTCAGGTTTCGGACACGTGATACCACAGAAATTCGCGTCATGATAGGAATCGTGTTTCTCAAACTTCAAATTAAGTCCTAGATCATCAATCAGGCTTTGAGGTATCTCGGTATGGATCGAAATGCCATCATCGCCCTCAAACAATCCTTTGAACTCATTCTGAGCTCGATCAGCTAAATCCCTAAAAGACATTTCTGGATACTTGCTCCTCATGTAGAGGTACGACATGATCATCAAGTTTAATACACCATTCCCACTCGATGTCCAGAGAGCTCCAGACATGAGCCTTTGCTTTACAAAAGTAGTTAGGTGTTTGAATTCCATCACGTTAAAACCTTTCATCATCCGACTAATGATGCGCCTTATAGCATTGGTGCTGGATCGGCGAAGCATGTGCATGAGCCAATAATGCACAACTTCCGCGAATCCATCACGCATATGAGCTTCAAACGCAGTGAAGTCAGATTCAATCACCGATTTGTCGCCAAACAATTCTTGAAGCCTTTGTGGCCATGTTGTTGGGTCAGAGCCCTTAACAAACCACTTCTTTGTGTGCTCTCCATTGAATGTAGCTTTGTCAGCTGCATTAATGAAGGGTCCCATAATTGCTTTGGACTCGTCGGTGTAACTGTAGATTCCACGTGGGTATTTGAAGGTCGGATAACCTTCATCCTTTAGAAAAGATTTACAGGAGACGATTTTTGTATCAACTGTTTGGGTTTTGTTTCTTAAATTCAATAGAACTCTTTTCCTTTTTCCGTCGTAAGAAGATTTGTCAAGCCAATCTGATGTGCTAAATACAATCTGTTCTGAAACTGGAGTGAAGTAAGTCCTTATGAAATACTTAGAGTAATCTACAAAATCACTCATGGCTACGGGATTGGGTGTTTTCATTTCTCGGCAGACTCTGTGAATAGCCCCCGC